GCCGTTTCAGCTGCTGTTTGTGCGGTTTCTGCTGCTGTCTGTGCTGTCTCTGCCCCGGTTTTAGACGTGGCTGCATTTGAGGCGCTCGTTGAAGCTGCGCTTGCACTTGTGGAGGCATTGCTTGCCTGTGTTGACGCTGTCGATGCTGAAGCTGCCGCATTTGTCTCGGCTGTCTCGGCTCCTGTTTGTGCTGTCTCGGCGGCTGTCTGGGCGGCTTCTGCTGCTGTCTGGGCTGCGCCTGCACTGGTTTCAGCCGTATTGATCCGGGCGTTTAAATTGGCCTCTCCGCTTCTGGCGGTTTCAACTTCATCTTTGATTAAATAAAGTTCATCAAAATTATCTTCTGAATACCCTGAATCCCCTAATACCTCGCCAATCGTATTGGCATTTGTCCAGCTTTGTTTAGCCATTATCCCTCCACGCTTTCATACCTGATAATCAGGCCGTTAATAAAAACCGGAGTCCCGGCACTGTGAATATTCCTTAACTGGACCTGAAACGAGTAACAATTTATGTTTAAATCAAAAAATAACGGACTCCCATCAGGGGTGAGAGCCACATCAAGAAGGTCAGAAAGCTCTATATCCGCTATATCCGCAATCGTGACCGCATCGCTCATGGGTAAGCTTAATTCATAAGTGGCGATAGCTGTTGTTAGATTCCCGTCAACAAAAAAATCAATGTCCATATTTGAACCGTTTGTACTGGATGCAATCAACTGGAACTGCACCAAGTCAATCCGTTTAAACGGGAGGGGGGTATATGCGATTTTACATGAGGGATATATCTGAGTAGTTGCCAAGTCTTTGTATTCTGAGGAATCGAGTTTATAAATATATCCATCTGTGGCCCCAATTAAAAAATTATCCCCAACCTGCCTAAAACAAGTCGGTGTAATCGGAAGGGTATACCGTGTCCATGGGTATCGTATTTGCCCGTTATCCATGGTGACACCCTGTTTTACATGGGCTATTAAAACATATGCGTATCCCGGCATATAAAGCCAGTATTGCCCATCTCTTGCGTTATATCCACCAAAGGCGGTGCTTGAATTCCAATTTGACAACTGGTTTTTTATCGGGTCTGAGGCTGAAAAGGTTCTCAAATCTCCATAGGCTTCAACCCCGGCAAGTGTATCAACACCATCTTTCGACCCGGACCATAAATCACTATTGGCATTCACAAGTGTCCTGGGTGTTGACCACGCTCTCTGGAACATCAACGGCAAAGAATAATCGTCAGGTGTTGTACCCTGTAGTTGGCAAAGGTACGGGGTTTCTTGGGTTCCATAAACGTACAGCACACCATAAAAACTTTCAAACGCCCCTATCTCAAACGAATCTTTGTCATCATCAATTACACCGATAGACCCGCCGCCGTTATCAGAGGACCAATCCAGGTAAGTGTTATTCCCGAATTTTGCGAGTCCTGGGTCGTCCGGGTCTTTTACCCACGGTTTGTTCCCACACACCCTTAAAAAACTTGCCTTTGGTGGCACGCCAGGGTAGACCTTCATCATTGGATTTTTGGTTGTGTCTGCTGTCCATACTGACGGGGCATAAGTATAAGCCACTCCCCCGCTTGCACAAGGCGAGCATTGTACATTAAAGTTAGATCCTTCCAGTGAAGCATAATAAGCGGTTGTTGGCGACATTTCTGTGGTAACATCCGTGCTGGTAAATGAAATAGAAATATAATCTGCCGCCGCGCTTGGAACTTCCCCTGTATAAAGTTTTGAAGCAAGAACAGAATCATCAGATACTTTTCTGAGTTTGGCCGTAATTGAAGCGGTTCCACCCGATTCTTGTACCTTTGCTTCAATCTTTGTAACTGGAATCGTGTAACCGGCATCCCATGTCGCAGACGTGAATTTAACCGCCACCCTTGCGGCTGATAGTGTGGTTTCTGTCTCCCAGGTCCCGGCGTAATTATCGTATTGTGTACCATCATCACCAGCATCATAAGCAATTTTAACAGCCGAAATACTGTCGCAAAATTTTAAAAAACTTCCGTCCGTAATACATGCTGCGTTATTATATGATTCAATATAGGGGGTTCCTGCGGCTGTTCCAATTTCTGTCGGAGTCGCACCATCCAAATAATAAACTTTATCGTTTGCGTCTGTGCAAAGTTCGTACTGATCGCCGTCTATCGTCACCCCTTTTATATCAACGATTGACCCGATTACCGTATCTGTGTATTTGATGACAGGGGGGCGGGTTTCAAGTTGCCCGCCTGGATTGAATTTGAAATCAATACATTCGGCCAATTCTCTTGGGTCCAGCATGGACGGGGGGACAGAAGTGTTTTCTCCCAGCGGGAAATATTGAAACTGCGCCACACCTTCCGGGCGCTTGTCTTTCTTGATAACGTCAATCATAATCCTGCCCTTTGCCTGATAATTGCAAACGTTGATTCTTCAAGCGTGTTGTAAATTGCCGTGTATTCTTCTGCCGGAGCTGTGGTCTTGATAATTGCCAGATGGTCCATAAATGCGCTCATAGGCTCGTTTAAAATATTCTTATAGGGCATAGTGGACGCAAGCGTTAAAGCTGTCTCCATGGCAAAATATCGGCATGTCAGGGTAGGATATGCAGCGATTGACGTAGCTGTTGGAATATTCACAACCCCAAGGGCGGTGGCCGTCAAATAAAAACAGGTTGGGGCGTCATCTGTTGTGGTTGTCCCTTCCCTTTTGGCATCCTCTACCGTGATTTGGGTCATGGGTGTTTCCCCGGCAAAAAAAACACCATTCGGGATCATTTTCCAGAAATTGTCCAGATTCCCCGAAAGTGTAAACTCCTGCGTAGCGGTCATGGTGATAGCCCCGGACGTTATGGCAAGTTCGCTGTTATTCAACATAAGCAACCTCTGGACATAAGCATGTGCTTTTTTTAACCGGGTTAAAAGGTATGCGTCAGACCATTGTGTTTTCTTGGGGTCTTTAAGCCTTGTTAAGCTGTTGTCTATAACAGTTTGTGCAGTAACGGTTGTGTCTGCCATTTATACCTCCCACATCAACGAATCAAGGCTCATGCTGTTTGTCATACGGGTTGGGGGTGTTTGTTCAATACCGGGGATAATTTCATCAACTGATTTATAAATGATTTTCTCCATTGTCGTGATATAATCCGGGTCGATTGTTCCCCCTGCATAAACATGGAGAATCGATTCCTGAATAGCATCATCAAATAATTCATTATACGGCATAGTGTTAGTTGGGGCGGTTATCTTGGTTGGTCTTTGCCAGTAATACCCGCAAATTGTAATCGCTGATGTGCTACCGGGAATTAAATTCAACGTATTCCCCAGCACCTCGTAATATACCGGTACTGAGTTGGAAGAATAAATCAACTTGGTTCTCATGTCCGGCAAAGGTTTTAATGTGTAGGTTTTTCCTGAAATATAGGGCTTGCCAAGCAATCCCCAAAAATCACTAGGGAAAGTGCCAGAGGAAGTGTCTGCCGTAATCGAGACAGACAACTCCCCCTTGACTTTGCTTGAATTGTGATATTTCAGGCGCTTTGCCACCATACGGATTGCCCGGTTTAACGCCGGGTAAACATGATTCCTGTCCGGCAATCGGTGAGCAATCTCGTCTATGATATCTTTGGCCTGACTCATTTAGTAGCCTATCGCCATCCAGGTGCCATCTTCATCATCGGCTGTAACAATAGTCACAGCGCTTCCAGTACATGGCAGGGTTTCATTCACAACGGGGGCTGTTGCAATAACAGAAGAGCCGCCAGATTGCAAAAATATAGCCTCGCACTTCAATAAACCCGTGTTGATATCGCCACCAGTGTCACCACTCCCGTTTGTATATGTGCCGCAATGTACCAGGCCGCTGCCCGGGATCTTGCCGCGTTTTGTAATTGCGCTTTCAAAAGCCATATCTTACTCCTTATAAAAGGGGGGATTTTCACCCCCACCCGGTTAGTCAATAATGTATTTACAGGAGTTATACTCTGTATCGACATGGGTTGCGGTTCCGATTGCAATAGCGACAGGATGAATCAATAAGTCAGCGTCAGCGCCCGCGTCAAGGTCTAGAACATACGGGCCAAGCTCGCCGTCATCTGTGCTGAGCACCAACGGAGAACCAATAGCAGCAACATCTGAATTGGTCCAATATACGCCCTCACCACCTGTTTGTGACCAGTAGTAATATTCAGCTGTAACGTCTACCAAAGGAACGCCTGTTGGCTGGTATGTTGTGTCTGCGCTGATCACAGTCCCCATAAATGCGCTCGGCAACAGTGTCACTTCTGAAGAAGTTGTCAAGGCCACTTTAATACCCTGTTCAATACCAATCGTTACGGTGGTTGAAGTCGCTGTAAGTGCAGAACTGTACAAAATCCTGTACCAATGCCCCTCTCCTGCGGCATCATTCACCTGCAACTGCCCCCCCTTAAAATAGTCAGCCGGGAGAACATCTGTCCCCACGGCGACATTTGTAGCGGTCACGACCTTTCCCCCAACCGCAACAGCTGCGGCAACCGCTATATTTTCCCAATCGGCGTTCGTCGCGGCTCTGGTTGTATTTTTGCCAGGCGAAAGAGCGGTCCCGCCGGCTTTCGCGTACCGATATTTATTGCCGAACATATCTTCTCTCAGCGTGCCGACAAACTCGGTTGCTGTTTCAGAAATGTCATATAATCCTTGTTTCCAAGGTCCTAATACTGATTTTTTTTCCATTTTAAATCTCCTTATGAAATAGCTGAATGACGATAACAGGATCGTCTATTGTCACATGTAAAGTTACCGCCAAACATGATTTTCAAGGTTTTGTCCCCAGGTGAACCGGCCACAATCTGCCACGGCAAGCGTTTCCAAAGAACATTCACCGTAAACCCAACATGCTTTTCATTAAAAAAATACATGTTGCTTGCAGGACAGTACCGGTCCGGGTAAATATCAGCCCCTTCAAAATGAACTCCCGTAAAACCCATCTTTGCGGTTTTGACACCTTCCGTTAAAAGCTGAGAAGCGTCTAAAATGGTCTTGATGGTGTTGTAATTGGTTTCAGTAGTGGCAATAAAATTCGGCTCTGACAGCTTGCCTTTTCCATAAGCAGCCGCAGTTCTGGCTGTCCTGATCGCTGAAAGTGAAAGCTGCGTTGTGGTCGAGCTTCCAAGCCCTGTCCATACCTTTGTGCCGTCATTGGAAACTATATCATTTGAACAATACCCGGCGTAATCGGTTGTTGCAGTAGTATCACAAATGGCGTTAAACCCCGTCAGGTTGCTTGTGTCCCCTTCAAGACCTGTCCATAGCGAAGTTGCAAGGGTTTCATTAAGAGCGAGCTGCGCCCCTTCTGTCTCGTGCCATACCATGTCGATTTTTTGTTCGGGGCCAGCATTCTCCCACATGTCGATTTGGTAGATTGTGCCATTGCCGTAGCAATATCGCCATGGCAGCTTGACAGAGGTGATGGTCTGTCTCTGGGTTGAATCAAGAGGCGTCCCCCTGGTGAAGAACCCACTTGCATTGTTGTCATATCTCAACGGGATTTCAATTTGCTGACCGCCCTGATGGTGGTCATAATTTCCTTTTTTATCTTTCAGAAAATAATCAAGAACAAATGAAGTCTCGGTGTAAAGATCGTTTACTTCTTTACCTTTGAGCTTGAAATAGTCGTCTGTGGTTGCATCTAATTGACTGATCATTTTTTAAATTCCTTATCCGGCCTGTCGTTTCAAATACCGTTTAACCGCGACAGCCTTGGCCCCGCCGAACTTGTCTGGATTTTTCACTTCTGGGGGGTCGTCGTCTGACATCCGTCCGCCAACTGTTGCGGCACTTGAACCGGCCATGCCTTTTGCTTTGAGTTTTTTGTAAATTTTCTTTTCTGCTTCTGCCACGGCAGCATCTATTTCAGATTGCCGTCTTTTTTCTCGCGTCAATTCGTTGTAAGCTGAAAATGCGTTATGTCCTGGGTTTTCTTTAATAAACGCCTGAATTTTCCTAGAGGCCAACAGCTCTTGTCCGTCCGGCCTTTCGTCAAAGAACTTCTTAATATTGCTCTTTAACGTCTCTTGCTTACTATGAGCTGCCGCTTGTTCCTGCCGCTTACCCATTTGTTCAGTAAATTCATGAAAAATCTGCTGCCCAAAATTCGCCAAAAACTGTTTTGGATTAGACGTAAACTCATCGACAATATCATCGTCATCCATACCCATAACGTTTTTATATGTCGGCGTGGTTTCCTTTTTCCCTTGTTTTTGTTTTGGGGAGAGCTGCGCTTGGTATATCTTCTCTTTCGCCTCAAGCTCTTTAATCTTCTTGTGCATTTCCTGAAACTTGGGATGGTCTGCAAAGCCTTTGTCTTTTGACGGTTTGGTTTTCGGTGTATTATGCTCCGCACCATCGGAGTTATCAGTTTCGGGAGCTTCGGCTTTCTCCGGTTTTTCTTCTTTCTTGACCGGCTCAAACTCTGTTGTGCTGATAAAACCATCATCGTCAATCATTGCTGTTGTCTCAACGTCAGGCGACGAACCTGCGCTGTCGACACTTGTTTCAACCGGGGCGGTTGTAGTATCTATGTTAGCGTCTTTGTTTTCCTCTGCCATTTTTTCTTTCCTTTCGGTTGTTTCGGGCATAAAAAAAGGATGCGTTACAGTGTTACGCCCGTAACGGCATCCCTTCTTAAATCTTGCGTCACTCTCAGCCTGGCCGGACCTTGAGCGAACCCGAATTGTTAAATTAATTTATGGTAATTGCGTTCCTTTCTTGATACATTCTGAGCATTTCTTTTTGTTCCCTCTGTTTCCTGGCCTTGTGATCCACTACCGGGAAAGCAGGTTCGGCTCTATCCATATGCCTCAATCCCTCTTTGTCCATGTATGTCTTTAAGTTTGCCCTTGTCGGATGCCTCAAAAACTCTTTCACCCATGGTTTATCGCTCTTTTTATCCACGACTTCCCTTACTCCGGCTATCCACGGCGCATCAATAGGGTGTGTCTGGTTGGGTAAAAAAACTTTGTGCGCCTGGCCGCTACATACAGGACAGGGCGTTACATCTGGTATATTTGAAGACACCACATAAAGCTCTGTTATTTTACCGCATTCCCGGCATTGGTAATCGTGGATTATCATTTCTTGGCCTTTTTTCGGGGTTTCGGAATTTCTTTAAAATTCTCGCATTCCGTCACATCCCCCCGCACCTGCTGCATAACAGGGGGAAAATACTTGCAATTGGTTTCGATAAACCCACCTACTGTTCTTTTGCAGGCTTCTTTACATTTAAAACAAATGTGGCTCATTCTGGTTCCTTGTTATTTGTGACCATTCCTTTTTCGTCATAAGGCCCGGGGTCTTGCCGGACACTTGCAAGCGCCCTGTCCTCTGCTCTATCTGCTGCATCCTGGGAGGTGGCTTTATCAGCTATATCCGATGCAATCTTGACCTTTTCTAAATTTTGAGACTTATCTTTTGACTGCATATCTTTAATTGCTTTGGCCTTCTCAAGTTTGATGTTTTCCCAATCAATTTTAATGCCTTCAGACCGTCTTTGCTGTTCAATTTTTTCTGTTATAATCTGTTCTCCAACCAACGCAGCATCAGAATTTATCTTTTGAATTTCAGCATTTACCTTCCTGGTTTTTGCGTCAGCCTCTTTTGCTTTAATCTGCAGTTCAATCTGAGCAGGGTCAGGTTGTGGTTGCTGCCTTGACTGGGCTTGCATGAGTTTCATCAGAATCTGTTGAAACGAAGGAATCTTTTGTTCTTTCAATGCCCGTTCAATTTCTTTTTCATCCATCCCGCCTAATTTCTGAAACAACCCAAGCATTTCTTTTGGAATGCCAAGCATTCTTAATTTTCCCAGGAATTTACCCAGCGGCCCTCGTTGCATCCTAGATATAATGTCATTCGCGTTATCAATATCAAGTGTTTTCAACACCTCTTCCTGATCAACTAACCCCATTTTAAACAGTGTCAAAACTTCTTCACGGCGGTAAATATCAGACACAGGCATAGTAGATCCAGACACAACACTCAGCATGCTCGGCGCTCTTAATTTCTCCCCTGTTACTGCTTCTGTCTGCTTCCGGCCTTTATTCTGAAACGTGACATATCTCGGCCTGTCATACCACATCTGAGCGAGAGCAAGAAAAATCCTGCCGCGTTCACGCAACATCTTTGCATAGCTCTGCCCCTTGCCCTGTGCCGCCCTTGCTTCTTGTTCCAGCAACAATGCAATCGCTTTTGCCGCGATAACTTCTGATCCTTGTTTTTTCCCCTGTGTCACATCTGAGAATGAACCTGCAACCTCGTTGAACAAATCTTTATACAACCCCAATGCCGCAATGATATCGTTGCCCATCTGCGGCGGGTCAACATATTTTAGCGACTGAGCGACAAGGTAATTCGTGGGCCTTAATATCCCGTCAACATTATTTATTTCATCGTCGGTTACGCCAGAATCCTTGGGGTTTACCATTTTTAACCGAGACGCTTTGTCTTTGAACATGGTGAACTGGCTCATAGCCTTATTTAATTCCATGTTCAACTTTTCAAGCTGTTCAAAATCGCTTAACCCAAACGGACTGGACGGATCTGGCACAGGCTGAACATAAGAAAACGGGAATCGGCTGTAGAGATAATTTTCTTGCAGCACTTCTTCCGGCAACCCTTGGTTTAATGACGGGTTGTAGTCATCCGACAAAACGACGTTGCCTGCATTGCATATTATAACCCTTCTGATATTCCCCGGATAGACCGGATTTTCAATCTCGATTTCTTCACCGGTAATGGGGTCTGTCTGGACAATAGTTTCGGTTGAATAGTCTTTGACCCAGCACTCGATAATAAATGTTTTGTCTGACTCGCTGACCTCGCCCCGTGGTTTTTCACCCGATATCAATTTCGTTACCGTGCTGATAACAACCTGTGTTACAGATGGCTTATCAATATTTCTGTGTTCCTGGTTGCGTTCATCCCCGATTTCTTCAAGCAGAGACATATCTCCAACAATTTCACCGGCAGACTCTGGCCATCTTCTCCTTGCTTCCCTGACACTCATCGGATACCAGCGCAAAAATGCCTCTGCTTTCCGCATTTGACGACATTCCGGCGGGTACATGGACATATATAGCATATCCAGGGGTTCAACCATAATCTCGCCGTAAGGATAATTTACCGTCAAATCAAGAAAGCAATATTCCCCAACAGTTCCGTATAGTTCGCCAGAATCAACCGATTCCCTGAAAACCATCTGCTGTTCTGTATCATTCCACCATTGATCCGCTGTATGTTTCTGTAGAGACAGAATTTCTTCTGCCTGGTCGCCCAGATCCCCGGCAGCAACCAGGTTAAATGTAGGATTGTTGGCGGTCAGCATGTTAACTGTTTTTTTGTGATGTGTCCCGCAAAGATTCGCAGATAGCAGCGCAAGTTCGGTTCCGGTATATTTCCAGTGCTTATTCCGCTTCATCTTGTAGTGTCGGTTGCAGCGTTCCGGTACTTTTTCTTCCTCTCTGTAATCAAATATTTCAGAGAGAATTGTCGCAACAGCTTCGCCCACACCCTCGGATCCTTTCTCTGGTATCAGTTCTTCCGGGATATATTTTGCTTCATCCATGCTTTTCCTTTTTGTGACGACTTAGACTTGATTCGTGCTGGTATGTATTCCCGCATTGCTCACACTTAAACTCTTTGCCAGCGATATTAACCGATTTTCTAAATCCATTATCGTCCAGAATAGTAATATGATTATGCGTTTTAAACGGCCTGGCTTTGCATTGCCGGCATCTGAATGACATAAAATCAAGAATCGGTTGAAACGGGACAGGGATACCCCGGGAAGCATCAAGAGAGTGGAACATTTCTGCTTTCATTGGTACTGACAAATCTTCAAGATTAACAGTCCCCAATGGCGTTGAGCATATTTCGCACACAAACGTATATTTCATAGATATTCCTTCGAGAACGGGTCGGTATACTTTGTTTTCTTGGTTTTTTGAGGTTCTGATAGTGTTATCTTCGAGTCTGCTTTCACCCCCATGCCCCAGCCTATTCTTAATGCCAGGTAATGGCTGAGACACAACACGACAAAAGCGATCAGCACCAAACATGCAATAAAATCAGGACTCATATTCCTCCATATATTTCAGCAAATATCGCCTTTTCAGCTTGTTCGTTTTCGTAGCTCGCATATTCCTCTGTGGTTGTTGGGATAAGCTTGAGTTTTTCGACTGCCTGCTCCCATGGGCGGGTCATTAAAAGCGTGTGTATAATTGCCCCGGTGATATATAACGCCGGGTGATTTGATTCTTTAGCCTGCTTGTCCTGCACAAAAGACGAGATGTGATTTCGTAGGATATCACAGTCCTCTATCTGCAGCGCTTTTAACTGCTTGCTTAATGCAACTTTGAGGCGTGCCAGGTATATATGAAAAACGTCAGGCTGGTTGCTGTCCACCGGCGCAGAGATAAAAACAGGGTTACCCTCTATATTAATCTCATTGACCAGTGGCATCAGAGATACCGGATTCCCCCACCAGTTTGATATTACCGGGCCGTATTCTGTCTGGATATCCTGCGCTTTTTGGATCATAGCGTAGGGGTCACTACTCTCATACTCATCAAGACATTCGATTTTGTTTGTGTTAGGGTCCACGCCGACTGTCAGCAAATACCCCGGGACATCGAACGTGGGGAGAATAATCCCGCCTGTGATATGTGAGTATGATTTATCCTCAGATTCCCAAAGGAAAGGTCTTGTGTGTGTCTTTTGCCCCTCAACTTCTGCGATCAGTTGATTAATGTACGGGTCGCCAAAAATTTGTTTTATAAATTTAGGCATTTTTAACCCCTTGTAATCCCAAGACAAAATGATGGTTTCCTGATTTTAAGGAAATTGAAAGTATTAAGGAAGAGTTAACCAATGTTAAGATATTGTTAACCTTCATGACAAGTCCAACCCTTTCAGGCCCATATACTCAATTTCAAGCGCGTACCTGACCGCATCAATGTAATGATTGTTCTTGTCTTCTGGGATCGGCAGGCTTTGGCCGTTCTTGTCTTTCTTCCATCCCCAGATTGTTAGTTCGTTAATAACCCCCTGGAGTGTCTCATCCACAATGATTTCGTGCTGCTGTAACCATTGGATGCCGAATAGCACAGAATCCCTGCCCTTCTTGACCGCTTTTGCGTTAATCCCGTTGTCCTGCAACTCTTTGATGCTCTTCGGTTCTGCTGAGTCACAAAAGACGGCGTTATCGCCTGTGTAGGGGTTTAATCGCCCTGCCAACTGCGGGTTCGTCAGCCCGGTCTGGCTGAACCCATCAAAAATGTAAATTTTTTTATGCCGTGGGTCATAATGTATTTTCACATATGCTGCGGGATCTGACGAAAACCCAAAATCTAAACCATGCCGAATATTACTAAATCCAGATTTTTTACCTGATAAATCCTCAACGCTCCAATTTGTCAAAATAGAATCACCCAAAGAGCCCCAATTACCAAGCGTGTAAACCTCTTTCCAATATGGGTCCTGCTCGTTTTCCAATTCATCATGGTCTTCCGGGTCCAAAAAATGATTATCAACATGCGTGGTCTTCAAAATCCTGACTTTATCGTCCTGGTATTCGGTCTGATCGTCTTTCCAGCCAACCGGAATAAAAAACTCCTTCACGATCCAATGAGTTCGGTAAATCGGATTAAAACTGAGGATAATGCGCTTCCTGATCGTTTTCCCATCATAGATTGCTAAACCCCTGAGCCTTTTACGTAACTGCTTAATATCGTCTCTGGCGGTCTCTGTTGCTTCCTCTATCCAAATATCTGTAATAACACCCTTTTTGGGCGTGATTGATTTCACCTTCTCAACATCATCCAGGCCGGAAAATAAAATCTGGTATCCGTTTAGGCATGTGATGTGTCCCTGCGACGGGACAATGTCGAACAGACCCCGGCATTTAAGCTTATTGATTGCTTTCTCAAGCTCGTTAAAAACTGATTTTGTTAATGAATTGCCCATCTTCCTGCAGCACAGATAATTGTGGCCACCAGACATAACCTCTTCAATCGCCCTGGCCGCAACAAAATTCGACTTGCCGGAAGAGCTGCCACCGTAGAATATTTCAGTATTTCGCGGGTTTTCGAGGTACGGGATATAGACAGGATTGTACATATCATAGCTGATATCTATCTCGTAGTCATATTTTACAGCGTTACTCATCAGCTTGCGACCTATTTACTTTGATTCTGGTTACATCGGCGATATTGATATTTTGTTTGTCGGCCAACCCTATTTCTCTGGCGATGATATTCGCGTTAAGCAGGTCTGCTGCGGCTCCCTCAAACTTTTGCGCCCTGATTATTTCTTCCACTTGTATGACGACTGGTAAAAACTCTTTATAGTTGTCCTTGTTTCTGTAGTTATTCCAGGTCTTTACGGCAATGCCTAAAAAAACACATAATGCTCCGGTTGTCATTGCCCGCATTTTCGGGACTTCTGTTAATGTGGCTTCTCCCTGAAATTTAACTGTCTCTGCTTCTATTAAGGGGTTTTCTTCAACCCATTGGAAATATTCACAGCATTTTCCCCACAATTCTTGTGGCGAATCGAACCGCTTTGGCGCGCCTGCAGGATTTGTTGCTAATCTCCAAAACTGATTATTTTTAGGCGCGGCCATCATTCCACCCCTTTATTTTGCTCTCATACTTGCACGGCCTGGTGCATTCCTGAGCTTTCCCCGGTTTCCCATCTATCAGAATACCGACATCCGCCCATTGTGCATTTTGTGACACCAGTTTATGATGTGCCTCAACAAATCCTATCTCATCAAAAGGGGGATGGATTGTTTGGGTAAACAACATTTCTGTCTGATTTGTAGGAAAAGTCATGGCTTTCTTAGTTTCCTTTATGTTCTGATCTTGTATTCTCCAACAACCTGAATTGAGTTCCTGATTATTTTTTTTGTTCCTATCCAGCAACGCATATGGGTTCGCCCGACAATGATAAAAAATAAATTTTTACCGTCATAGACGGACCTATTTAAAGCTTTGAACCAGTCCTTTTTATCCGTGGGGGAATACTGGGGATAATTTTCCGGATGGGTATGCCACAGACCGACATAGGTTGATATTTTATTTGATCCCACCCAGATTTTATGAACAATCTCTTCATGGCCTTTGGATCGGTAGAATATGCATCTGCCCTGCTTATCTTCTTTTTGGGGAGGCGTGAATTGATCTATGACCATACGTCCCCCCCGGATTAAATGCTTTCCGATCAAAACCCCTCCGGATTCAGGGGAAAATCGATCTGTTTGCCGAAATTTGCACAATTGTTCCAAAAGCACATGGTCAACCCGGACTCTTCCGAAATCAGGTACATTACTGATCCAGTCATCCATTGCCGCAAATGTCACAATCAGGTGAGTTTTTATATTCTTTTTCCTCAAGTGGGCTCATTTTATAATACCTTTCGGTTAATTGTACTCTGGACACGTTTATATTTTTCCAACTTACCACCTTATTTATTGCCTCATCTTTGATAACCTCAACACAAAGTTTTGTAGTTATCATTGCCGTCTGGGATGAATCCAAGTATGAAAACGGCGTAAACACACCGGCGCAGCCTGTTAAATTTTTTGTCAAATGCTGCCCGGGTTTAACAAGGTTCAAGGGAGATATTAGTGAAAAACCGTCTGTTCCCCAGAATTGACATTCATAACAGGTCGAATCAAGGTTGATAGCCAAGGCATGGCCTCCTGCGCTTGCAGCCCGTACCAATCATATTCAACGTCCATGTATCGGTACAGGTTTGACCCACCTCTTTTCTTGGCTTTAGCTCCACCTTCCAGATACCATTTTCGTCTGAGCATTTTCTGATGTTCTCTTATTCTGTCCATTACTTTTTGCAATATCCTTGTTTGAGTAATGTGTTTTTATTTTTCCTTACCCCCTGATAGTTGCATTGTATCCACAACCACCACTTAAAAGACTGAGGCTCAGGGAGGCTACCCTTTGCTAATTCTGCCCCAGGAAAACTTCACCACTATACCAGGACACCTTTGTCAGACCGTTACCAGTCATCGGGGAGTGACCCCCGCGCATTCCCTTTTTAGCGGAAGGGTAACCAACTATGCAGTTTTGAGTCCTATATATCGTCCGGGGTCTTTGAATTAAGTCAGACGATGGTGAGTTCTTCTTTGTTGACGGCCCCACAGCGCACCCGTATTCCGGGCTGTCAAGGAATGTGCCGATAAGACTTGACATTTTTTTATTCATTTTATTTTCGCCTACGCCCCTGACTATTGGCCCGGTTCCTGGGTTTGTTCGCCCTGTTTGCCTTGCGCCTTGCTGTTTTTTCTGCCGGTGGTCTGTTACACTCTGTTTTGCGTCCCATTAAAATCCTCCATGGTCGGGAACTTTTAGGCACCCGTCTGGTTGTCCTGGCATCTGCCGTCCCTTTGGTCTGATTGGAAACTCAAGCTGCCGGGGACCTGGCTCATAGTCAAGATGCTCAATCCTGCCGCCACGCCATAAAAACTGGAATAAACTTTCTTTTGGCTTGCTGCCATTTGCTGCTCTCCTGGTTGCCCGAGTCCTAAAATCCATACGCTCTCTGAAAATAGAAAACTTTTTGTGATTGTATATATTTTACTCTTTATTTTTGGGGTTGTCGTTACGGATATGTAACTATGAAAATTTTTTATAACTTT